TGAGAAACATGGCCTGTTTGACCTCAGCAGTTTCTTGCCCAAGAAGCCCACCGACGTGGAAATGAAAGTGATCAAAGAGATGTTCGAAGCATCAGTGGATGGTCAGCCTTACGATATCGAGCGTTGGGGTCAGTACTTCCGTCCCGCCGGTGTGCAGGCTCCTAGCGGTGCCAAGTCTAGTGATGAAGCTGTTGCTCCTGCTGCGGCCGAAACCAAAGCAGCACCTGTACCTACTACCAGCAGCTTTGATGACGAAGAGGACGCACCGGTAGCATCTGCTCCAGTGACCAAACCAGCTGCATCAGGGCAGAGTGCGCAGGATATCTTGGCCATGATCCGTAGCCGTCAAACAGCCAAGTAATCTGTGCTGTCGCATCTGGATAGAGTTCTTTATCCAACCCGCTGTGAGGTCATTGAAATAGTGCCCTCACAGCGGTATGTGTTTCCTATATTCAAAAATGGCAGCACCAGCTTGTACGATTGGAGCAAGGAAAATCGTACCAAGATATTGTTCAACGAACAGATAAAGAAAATACTCACTATCGATGTGATATTGCGAGATCCTAAAGATAGACTCATATCTGGGATCAACAGTTTCATACATTATGTGTTGCGAGATAATCCTGAGTTGGATAGAAAAACTGTGACATGGTTTGCAACGAATTATTTTTATCTAGATCGGCATTATAGTAGTCAATTATCTTGGTTGGTTGCTTTGGCAAGATATCTTGATTCAAATTCTCGATTGACATTCCTGCCAATGTCTGCGGTGCAAGATATCGCCAACACACATCGTTCGCCTGTAGATGTTGGCAAAGTCACCCACGAACTCGAAACTGTCATCAGCAGTATTGAAATTTGCAAAATGTATCAAAGATTAGACATGGTGCTGTATACGTTGATTGGACAGTCATTGACTTGGCTACAGGTATTGGAGCATCTTCAACAACAAGATGCCGATGCCTATGATTTCGTAGTGACTTACGCAAAAAAAATAATAGAACCTTTGTATGTATTGTCCTAGACTAGATCATTTTGTGCGATTCAATGCCAATGGTACTGTGAGCCGTTGTGGACACATGGTATCCCCGCCTGAATTTGGATCACTGGCAGAGATGGAATCCAGCACTTGGTTGGCTGATGCCCGGCAAAAAATGCTCCAAGGTGAATGGCCCAAAGAGTGTGTAAGATGTCAAGAAACAGATCCTGACAGCATTAGACGTTATGCCGAAAAGCTAGATAATTTGACCAGATTTCAAGATGACTATCTGCAGGTAGGCGGTGTGCTGGACAATCTATGCAATTCGGCCTGTATGACTTGCAACGAACATCTCAGCACTCGTATAGGCAGTCTCAAAGGTCGTGTGTTTCCCATAGTCAACAATCTAGATCGATTTTGGGATCTACCACAAGAACGCATAGCGCATCTAGATATCAATGGTGGTGAGCCCAGTTACAGCAAAAATTATCGCAAGATCCTGGAAAACTTGCCACCCAATCTACAAACGTTGAGACTCAATACCAACTGTAGCACCGTGCTCACTGAACTCAAACACATTGCACGCAGAACAGGAGTTGAAGTAACTGTGACTGTGAGCTGTGATGGTATTGGGCCTGTGCATGATCTCTTGCGCTGGCCTATACCTTGGTCTAAATTCTATGAGAATCTCATGATCTACAAAACCATGCCTGTGGATCTCAATCTCTGGACCACGGTTAGCATATTGAATGTGCATGATTTGGTCAATATACAAAAGTTCGCACAGGAACATGGTCTTGATCACTCTTATGCATATTTGAAAACACCCATAGAACTCAGCGTGGATTATAACGATCCCCATGCTGCCCAAGAATACATACGCGAACAGAAACGATTGAGAGGCATAGAATGAAAATAGCCATAACCGGACATACCGCTGGAATTGGTCGGGCATTGTGCCAACTGCTGACCAATCGAGGTCACGAGATAGTGGGACTCAGCAAACGCGAAGGCCATAATATCCGTGTGATTCCGCGCATGGTACAGGCCATTGAACTCTGTGACTTGTTCATCAACAATGCCCAAGCAGGTTATGCCCAGACTGAACTGCTATACGCCATATGGGAACGTTGGCAAGGACAACCCAAGCATATCTGGTGCATCAGTACCATGATGACACAATCGCCCATGGATCCGCCTATTCCAGGACAGAGCATGATATCAATGAGCGCATATCGCAATCAAAAGGTAGCATTGGAACATGCATGCCAGCAACTACGATGGAAAAATCATTTACCCAACATCACGGTTATACGTCCAGGAGGCGTTGCTACACAGCCAGATCAACAATCACCGTGGCCCTATGCTAATGTGTATGCATGGTCTAATAATTTACTAGAAATCATGATCAATGCTGCAAATAGCCAACTTGGTATACAAGAAATATCGCTTGGACCTGTCAAGTCTGCTATCCAACTATGAATCCACGAGACTTCCTGACCAATCGTAATTTTTGTCCAATGCCCTGGACTGGATTGATGTATAACTTTGATGGCTCAGTCAAGAATTGCATTCGCAGTGCTGGCAAAATTGGAAACATACAACACACACCTATCCAAGATATCTTGCAAGGTCCAAAGAATATCCAAACTCAACAAAGCATGCTGGACCGACAACCGGGGTCAGATTGTTACACCTGTTATGATCTCGAGCAAGACAAATCAGGATTCGATATCATCAGCGATAGGGTCTTTTATTTGCGCGAGCTCAAACAGCTACCCATGTCCACTTATCAACTGGGTCATCATGACCTGCACACCATAGATATTCGATGGACCAATTTGTGTAATTTTTCTTGTGTGTATTGTAGCCCAGAATTCTCCAGCCGTTGGGCGTCTGAATTAAACATCAAGACAGCTGAACCCACAGAACAACAGCGACAGGACTTTAAATCATATATTTTCAAACACGCCGCCCAATTAAAGCATGTGTATCTAGCAGGTGGCGAGCCATTGTTGATCAAAGAAAATCTTGAATTGTTGGATTTACTAAATCCAGACGTAAACCTACGAATCAATACCAATCTCAGCAAAGTAGACACACGCATATTCGAAAGGGTCTGTGAGTTCAAAAACGTTCATTGGACAGTAAGCGTAGAAACCCAGGCACATGAATTTGAATATATCCGGCATGGTGGTCGATGGCAAGACTTTTTGGATAACCTTGACGTTATCGCCAATCTAGGTCACAAGATCACTTTCAACATGTTGCATTTCTTATTGAATTACAACAGCATATTCGACTGCGTGGATTTCTTGAGGCATCGCGGATTCCACGCCAATTCTTTTGTGATTGGAGCATTGCTTACCCCAGAATACCTAAACATTAGACATCTCCCAGAACATGTGTTACAATCAGTCAAGAAAGAACTGCAATCACGGATCAATCAAGCACCAGGTTATTTGTTAGAAGATAGTTACAAAAACATGCTGCGCTATATCGATCAACCAATGGAAAAAAATCTTTCCGGATCGTTTTCTATGTTGGCACGACTGGATCAACGACGTGGACTCAACAGTTCCGAAATATTTCCGGAGCTATACAAACTTTTTAATCAAGGAAACTACCATGGGTAAACCATTTGACGTAAGCAAGTTCCGCAAGGAAATCACCAAAAGTATCGACGGATTATCAATCGGATTTAATGATCCCACCGACTGGATTAGCACAGGCAACTATGCTCTCAACTACCTGATCTCAGGCGATTTCAACAGAGGTATTCCACTAGGCAAGGTCACTGTGTTCGCAGGTGAGTCAGGTGCAGGCAAGAGTTATATCTGCTCAGGCAACATCATCAAGAACGCACAAGAGCAAGGCATATTCGTAGTGTTGATTGATTCAGAAAACGCACTAGACGAGGATTGGCTCAAAGCACTAGGTGTAGACACATCAGACAGCAAACTGCTGAAATTAAGCATGGCCATGATCGACGATGTGGCCAAGACCATTTCAACATTTATGGCTGATTACAAGGCCTTGCCCGACGGCGAGCGACCCAAGGTCATGTTTGTAATTGACAGTTTGGGCATGTTGCTCACTCCCACAGACGTGAACCAGTTTGATGCAGGTGAGATGAAAGGTGACCTAGGTCGCAAGCCCAAAGCACTTACAGCCCTTGTGCGTAACTGTGTGAACATGTTTGGCAGTTATAACGTGGGCCTGGTATGTACCAATCACACCTACGCCAGCCAGGACATGTTTGATCCCGATGACAAGATCTCAGGTGGTCAAGGCTTTATCTATGCCAGCTCGATCGTGGTAGCCATGAAAAAGCTCAAGCTCAAAGAGGACGAAGATGGCAACAAGATCTCAGACGTGATGGGCATCCGATCAGCCTGCAAGGTCATGAAAACACGCTATGCCAAGCCCTTTGAAGGCGTGCAGGTCAAGATCCCATACGAAACAGGCATGAATCCCTACTCAGGACTCACTGACCTGGCCGAGAAGAAAGGCCTGCTCAAAAAGGATGGTAACAGGCTCATGTTTATCACTTCAGACGGTGAGATCATCAAGCACTTCCGCAAAGGCTGGGAAGCCAACGAAGATGGATGCTTGGACAAACTCATGGTAGACTTCCAAAATCAGAAAACAGAGGTAAGTAACTCTGAAACTGATTCGGAGGAAGCCTAATGCCCCATCTAGCAAGTGAAATCTGGAGTGAACTCAAACGCTATATCAACACCGTGGATCGTGACGAAGCAGCCGAGACCTTGGTCAGTGTGCTGGTAGATCATGACATCGATGCTGATGACATCCGTGATGCTTTCAAAGGCGATGGTGAAATCAAACGCGCCTTGACCAGCTATTTGGATGATGCTGATGAGGAAGCAGAGGAATATGACGAAGAATACGAAGATGACGAGGACTGATGTGGTATAGCCGCGTAGTAGCCAATCTTGGTTGTATCCCCGACTTCATAGCTCATTACGAGCGTGAGCTAGAGGATGCCAAACGAGATTGTCGCATAGGTGGCATAGTGGAGAAAAACATCTCTGCGCTGCCGGGCATAACCGAGCAACGATTCAACCAGCTTCAAGAGATCGAAGCTGTGTTGAACTATCTCAACATCCAACTGCGCAAGATACGCCGTAAACACTTCCAAAAATATCTGGAAGCCTATGCCCGCGCACTCACCAGCCGAGACGCAGAAAAGTATGTGGATGGTGAAGATGAAGTGATTGATTTTGAGACTATTATTAACGAAGTGGCTCTGCTGCGCAATCGCTGGCTGGGCATCATGAAGGGCTTGGATACCAAACAGTGGCAGATGGGCCATATCGTTAGACTGCGTACAGCAGGCATGGAAGATATCACTGTATGAAGCCCGGCAAGATCTTGTTAGATATACCACAACAGTACGCCAGTGTCAACGATCGCCATAGGCGCGAATGGTTCATAAACGATTTGGCGCAGCATCATGGTTGGCGGTGTGGTGCCGAGATTGGCGTGCGGTTTGGTCGTACTCTTTTTTGCCTGTTAGACAACAACCCAAATTTAGCAATGTGGGCTGTAGACAAAGACATCACACAGTTTCACAATCAAGATGTGCAAAATCGTTATGGCACCAGACTCAATGTGCTTTCCGGCATGAGTTGGGATATGGCAGCGCATGTGCCGGATCAAAGTCTTGATTTTTTCTTTATAGATGCAGGACATGGCTACAAAAGCGTGATCCGTGATCTAGTGGCCTGGGTGCCGAAACTACGCCCTGATGGGTGGTTCATAGGTCATGACATCAACTTTCCTGCCGTAAATCAAGCCGTAGTCGATCATTTTGGACATTATTGTGTAGGTCCTGACAATGTGTGGTTCTTGCCTCCCACACATGATGTAAGCATGCTGATAAAATTATAACAGCAATCTAGCCAAGGGCTCACCAGTTTCAATCTCCGGTATCAGCCACTCTGTGTGTGCCAACTGCTCTAACCACTGTTCACGATCTGGCATCACAGGGTTTTCTATCTGTGAAAAATCAAGATTGGCCACAGGCGCAGCCAAACTGTTTGCACCCACAAACGCAGGCACACCACTCAAGATGGCCTGTGTGCCAGGACCGCTGTTGTGGTTGATCACGGCCCAGGCATCCGCCAAACAGCGATCATAATCAAAGCCATCATAGGTACCTGGCACAGGCTGTGGACTCTGTATCCAGCAACCGGGTATGTGGGCTATGCGCTGCCTGGGATGTGGACGTATGATCAAAGGGCGGCTGGTATGCTGCCGTAGTCGAGCTGCGGTTTCTGTGAGCCAGGCCACAGCAGGTGGTTGACCAGCCCATTGCTCACTATCGTCTCGCTGCATGGCGATGACCACATTGACGCCACGTTCACGCCAGGGTTTCAACCTTAGTCTCAACTGAGCAGCACGACCAGGCCGTATCTCGCCTGGATAACAGCCCTGCCAAGTACCATTCATGCCCAATTTCCAGGTAAGGTCACGCTGTATCATGCCAACTTCGGCCACGATCACAGGTCGATTACTAGCACGAAACAACTGCCATATCTGTTGATTGGATCGCATGCGCCCATGCCATAGCACGCTCCAGATCACCGCCACATCTGCGCTGCTGTCCATACTGGCATGTGCGATTCCCAGCCTATCTAGTCCTGCTCGGATGGCTGCAAACACAGGTGGGCTATTGAGCGCACCATATTGATCAAATATACCCACACGTAGATTTGGCATTAAATAACCTTATGAAATATTCAGTAGTTACCACATTCCATAACCCTGGATACAAACATTATGGCCAGCGCATGATACAGAGCTGGTTAGCATCCTGGCCCGAACAAGTTGACTTGGTAGTTTATGCTGAAAACTGTGAGGTCCAGGAAGCTGGCCACAATCTTGTGATTCGCGATATCTCAATATGTCAAGACCTAACAGATTTCAAAAATAAATGGCAAGATGTACCGCGAGCTAACGGTGATGTCACTGATGATCCTGTGCGCAGCCAGCGCAGAGATTCAGGTAAAGGATTCAAATGGGACGCTGTAAGATTCGCACACAAGGTCTACAGCATCTTTCATTGTGCCCGGAATCATGCTACTGATTGGCTGATCTGGATGGATGCAGACATGGTGTGCCACAGCCCAGTAACACTATCTGATCTAGATCGCCTGTGTCCGCCAGACCGTGATTTGTGTTTTTTAGGTCGTCAAGGCAAATACTCAGAATGCGGTTTGTATGCCATGAACTTGACCAGCCAACCTGTGATAGCTTGGTTGGAAGATTTCCAAAGATTTTATGATAATGCAGAACAAGGAATCTTTACCTTGGCTGAGTGGCATGACAGTTTTGTTTTTGATGCTGTGAGGACTAGACATCAACTGCGTGAATTAGATTGGGCAGCAGGCATAATAACCGGAGAAGGCCATCCTTTGATCAACAGTGAATGGGGAGCTTATCTTGATCATCTCAAAGGAGCCCGCAAAGATCTTGGACGTAGCAAGCGCACTGATCTACGAGTAAGACGAACAGAAACTTATTGGACCCAACAGTGAATTGGTTATTCTTGGACAAAAACAACAGCGACCAGTACATACAGATGTTGGCTCGTGGATGTGGTGTTGAACCCACCGATATGACTCAGTGGCAATATGAGCAAAACAGTGAACCATTGGTGCTACGTGGAATCATGAAGCACAAGATCATCAAACGATGCTGGCAGGATGGTAGATGGTTCTGGTACATGGATTCGGGATATATGGGCAACAGGATCAGCACCAACAATCCAGGAGGCTGGAAACACTGGCATCGTGTAGTGCCAAACGACCTACAACACGGGACCGTGTTGCCAAGATCCAGTGATAGATTTGAACGATTGCGAATACGCATCCAACCACGACAATATGGTCGCGATATTTTATTGGTGGCACCAGATCACAAGCCCTGCGCATTTTATGGTATAGATCGTGACACATGGTTGACTCAAACCCAAGAGCAGATACGCCAACACACTGATCATCCAGTCATAATAAGAGAGCGCAGCGTGGATAGACGCAGCCGCAAACAAAATGATTTAGCTGCGCCCAAGAATGTGCATGCTGTGGTCACTTTTAACAGTGTGGCCGCAACTGAAGCAGTGCTGGCTGGTGTGCCTGCTTTTGTGTTGGCTCCCAGCAATGCTGCTATACCTGTGGCCAACACCGATTTATCACTGATAGATAAACCTTGGTTCGCGGAACCTGAGCAAGTGCATGCCTGGGCCTGTCATCTAGCTTATGGCCAATTTCACATACATGAATTACAAGATGGCACGGCAGCACGCATCTTGACACAAACAAAGGAGATGTTGGATGTATGAATATTTAGGTTGGCATTTTCCTGACCAAGAAACTCATTTCCCTCACATGCTACAGAAAAATGTTGATCGTGGCGGACCTGCTGAATATCAAAGTCCTGTGAGAGAAAGAAGCCTTAGACTTTGCCAAGCACGCGGGTTGGCCTTGGATGTAGGAGCCAATGTGGGACTATGGAGTCGCGACTTGTGCAAACATTTTGATAGAGTGATTGCTTTTGAACCGGTGGCTTTGTTCAGAGAATGTTTGATCAAAAATGTTACCGGACAAAATCTACTGGTAAGGCCAGAAGCCTTGGGCAGTGAGAATACTCGTATCAACATGATTATAACACAGCACAATACAGGACATAGTCATGTGGATCCCACGAGCCTGGGCAATGGCCATATCAATATGATCACTCTAGACAGTCTGGATATAGGCAAAGTGGACTATGTCAAGATTGATTGCGAAGGTTATGAATACAATATCATACTTGGAGCCCGCAACACCCTGTTGACCAGCAAACCTATCATCGTAGTAGAGGACAAAAGACACAAAGACGTTGGACACGCACATACCGAAATTGCCGTAGATACCTTGATAAGTTGGGGAGCTCGAATACTGTCTAGGATCAAAGATGATGTGATTTTGGGATGGTGACATGTATCTAGTATTGAATCATGATGAAGTAGTAACTGGGTTAGCTAAAAAAATCATAGCTCGGTCGTTGCGCGGTCGTGAACCGGATTGGTCGACCTCCACTGCGTATCTTCGCAAGATGGATAAAAAGTTCTTGAAAACTGGCTTGATAGAAATCAATTTTGCTACCTTGAATGAACTGCTGATGCAAGACACCAAAAGTTACAAGGAAAGTTTGACGAAAGAGTACAAGAAAAGATATCGTGGTCTCATCAGCTGGTTAGCTGATAGATATGATCTTCTTGATATACCCAACTCCCAACTAACAAGTCTTTATCTACATGACCCCGCAGTTGGCTTTGTCAAAGCCATGAGCCAGCACATGACTCAAGATCCTGTATGGAAAGTGGCAGGCGAAATCATTCCAGATGATCAACCTGTGCTGATTAGGGGTAACGCACCTGTGCATCATGCTCTACTAAGTCATCGTATTCAAAGTCAATTGCCTTTTTGGTTTGTGGATACTGGGTATACCAATTTCCTTACAGGCAAAAAAACTTGGCATCGACTTGTGGCCGATCATATACACCATATACCTCCTAACACATATTTCCCACCAGATAGATTGACGACTTTACCTAGTTTGCCACAACCATGGCGTGATCAAGGCCGCGACATCTTGGTAGTTGAAAACAGTGATAAGCATTATCAAATGTTTGGTACCACTTTGTCTGCCTGGCGACAAGGTGTCAAGGAAACACTCAGCAAACTCACAGACAAACCTATCAAATTCCGCCCTAAATCAGACGATATCAAAAATCGTGATAGTCTATATGAACATCTGACTCAGTCAGATTATTACTGTGTGATAACAGATGCCAGCGCGGCCGCGATAGAAGCAGTTTGGGCAGGCATACCCATAATCACCTTAAACACACACATCAGCCGACCAGTGGCTCGCACCAGTCTAGAGGACATAAATGATCTGTATCGAGGGCCCATAGGTGATTGGCTGTGCGCTCTTTCGTATAGCCAATTTACTCAAAGAGAAATGTTTGATGGAACTGCCCTGAGATTGATGGAGCAATATTATGTTTGATGTGGTGGTGTATCTCAGTAGCCTACCGCGTATAGCAGATCGCAATCGCAAGGTGGAGGTTCTAGAAGCTTTTGCTGCCGGCGCCAGATCCCAAGGAGCTTCGGTGTTGATACAAACTCAGCATCAAGTAGTAGATTGCAAGTTGGCGGTGATCCTGGGTTGGGTAGGTACCAAGATACGAGGATCCCATATACAGCTACGGCGAGATGTGATAGATCATCAACGTAAGACCGGCAATCACGTGATGCCCATAGACAGCAGTTGTTTCAAATTTGTGGATCAAGACAGCGTTTTCTTGAGGTACAGCCTAGATGGCGTGTTCTATAACAAAGATATCTATGCCAACGCTGATAGCGACGATACCAAATGGTGTGAAATACAGCACAAGTTTGGACTTGAATTACAACCTTGGCGTACACATGGAGACCATGTGCTGGTATGTTTGCAACGCGATGGAGGTTGGAGCATGAAAGGTACAGACATGTCGGAATGGACCTATCGTACCGTGCATCAACTGAGAGATCTTACCCAAAGACCAATTTTGGTTCGCCCACACCCAAAGTATCGCATGGATCTGTCAGGCTTATCTGATATACCCAATGTAAAACAAAGCATGGATGGATCAAAGTTGCAACAGGATCTGAGGGGCGCCTGGGCTGCTGTATTTTGTAACAGCAGCAGTAGTGTTGCAGCAGTATTGGCTGGTATACCAGTGTTTGCCGATGATGATGATTGTGTGGCCTGGGATGTGGCCAATCATGATTTACAACATATCGAAGATCCTGCCATGCCTGATCGGGAGCAATGGTTGAATGATCTATGCGCAGCTCATTGGACTGATCATGACAGCATCACAGGAGAGATCTACAAAAAATTTAGACCTTATTTAATAGATCCCATGCCAGACCCGATTTCATCTCAGGCTCTGTAAACTGACAATAACTCAAATGTTTCATCCAGGATTCTTTACAATCGGGATCTATGTTTGGAAGATCATCAATCAATTCTATACCAGAAGTGCAAACTTGGCAAGCTGCGCTAGGACCTAGGCTTACTACAGGAATGTCATGTAGTACCGAGTCTACTGCACACGAACTTATGTAAGTGACCACGGCGTTGATATTATTACGCAACATATCTGTAAAACGATCAGCTTTTGATCTGATTGATCGTGATTTTGGACGTTGACGTATTTCAATGTCTCGATCAGTAAATTGTTTTACAATTCTTTGTGTCTGATCTAGCCATAGATCCGGACTGCCTAAACCATAGTGCAGGCATTGTTTGTCGTCGGGAGGAACTATAAGTATTTTTTTCCCGCGATCAATGGTGCTTGTATCAATTTTTATTTTGTCTAATCTATCTCTTGGACGCATGATGATTGGGCCACAGGCATGAATCTGATTTTTCAAGACTCTGAGATAGTTCTTTTTTTTGTAGTTGCCAAAATAACCAGTGTCTATATAGTACCAATCTAATCCATATTTTTTTGCCTGCGCTATGCATGCATTGGTAGTGATACCACTAAAAATCATTGGCCACTTGGTATTTTGATTGATACCTGCCAGGTCAACCCATGTGGCTCCACACCCTTCTGCAAAGTGTTTTATTTTTTCACGGTTTTGGAAAGCTAGTATCATTGCTCGGTTAGGATGCGCCAAGCAGTGCCATCGGACATCTCGGCGAAAGTGAATTGACTATAACTTAGGTGTCTTAACCAAGCGTTTCTTTCATCTTCTGATGGAAAGTAAGGTTTTTCAATATCGCTGATGTTACGAGAGCATATTTCTTGGGCTGCATTGGGTCCCAGAGTGATGGCAGGTTTGCCCAACATCACTGCCTCAACAGCCGCCACTGAGCTGAAAGTAATCAAACAATGAACATCATTGGCCAAAGTTTGCTGCATGGTGTCCACTTTGCTGCGTTCTTCTCTATTGCGTTTTAGGCGTACTTCAATTGGACGGTCGGTATATTTTTTGATCTCAGCAATGGTATCTTCAATCCAGCGGGTTTGATTGATATCCCACATGCTGAAACTTTTTTCGCTAGGCGGTGCCAGCAATATTTTGCGTCCTGGACTGTACGGCTTGAGCATGTACTGTAACTGTTGCAATCTTTTGGGATGACGATTTTGTATAGGACGACAATCATGCACATTGTTTTTGATGATACGGAAATGTGTTTTCTTACTGACATTACCAATGTACCCATTGTCTATGTAATAAAAGGTACGTCCGGTGGCCCAGCAGTATTTGACTGATTTGGTCAATTTCATACCTCTGATACACCAAGGATGGGAAGCTGGTAGATGCCAGGCCTCTTGGCTGCTCATCACTATGCCATCACAACCCTTGCTGAAACTTTTGGCAAACACACCTTGACGGCGATCTGAGGGATGATAATCTAACTTGCGATCTATACACAACACCTGTGTGGGATATGCGGTACGATTCAATATGATTTCAGGTTTCATAATGATATTTATATGCGTATATTGTGGTCAGGCACAGGTGGTACTGGGCATGGATTGCAAGTTGGTATAGTAAGGTTTGACTGCGCGTAACCAAGGAAACAGTTGGCGACACATGATTGCATCATTGGGCCACCATCCAATTTTTTGTTGAGCATCCATCAGCTGTTGTGCTGCCCAGGGCTGTATGACATAGGCACTGTTACCTGGCAAACCCTGAGGAACATTTTGATTAGTTATCCAGGGTATTTCATTCTCTCCATCTACCAAGGCTTGATCATACAGTAGTGCGCCAAATGTGGCACCTATAGGGCTGTTGATGCTGATAGCACCGCCTTTGAAATTCCATGTGCGGAATTCACGCACAAACACAGCATCATGTTCTAGCACACAGATAGGTTCATTGAGACCCACACACAACTGCCACAGTAACCAATGACTTTGAGCGCAGGCGATGCGACGTCTGACATCAAGGTTTTTGTATGCAGTCAGTGTGAGATTGGTTTGATCGCATGTGCGACGTTTTCTATCCGGCCAGCGCCATTCACAGTCAAACATGGTGTCGGGAGTCACGGCAGGAAATATTTCAGCTGTGAGTTCACTGTTGGTAGTGGTTATGCTGCGTAAACAGGTTTCAGCAGCTGATTCACTGGCTGCATGGCCCATGATAGTGATCACGAATGCTCGCACTCACTTGCGTCCTACGAAAATGTGATCCTGTATTAGATCGCTGCGGTCATTGTGTGTACGCCGGTCTACCCAATCTGCTATCACTTTCAATCCAACTTCTTCTGCTATTGCACGAAATGCATCATCCATGAATCGCCAGCAATCAATCACGTCGTGCCTCTTGCCCATGCTTGGTGCTATCAATACCATGATACAACCTGGTTTGAGTATGCGCTTCATCTCGGCCACACTACGGAATGGATTCTTGCAATGTTCCAGCATCTGACCCGATACTACCAGATCCACTGAACCGTCTGCGAAAGGCAATGTATAAGGACCTGGCATCACATGTGTGACTCCTGGACCAGCTGTGATATCAGCCACACAATAGTTGGGGTTGAGGTCTCTAAATATGTCATAGTAGGATCGATCTTGTTGACCCTTCATCCATGATTCACTCATATCTAATCCACGTCCGCCCACATCCACTATGGTCACTCCTGGGATCAATGTGGTCAGATAGTTGGTCCTCACGGATCGCATATTTTTCAAGCTACTGGGGTGCATATCTCGTATTGTGTCCCATAAAAATTGTTTAGTCCAAGTCCAGTTTCGGCCACGAAAGTGTCTACTGCACGCCTCACACCTGGTTTGTTGGTGTAATCATCGCCTAGTATCTGACCTCCAGGTTTGACTATGCGTAGACAGTTACGTAGATCTGCCAGGCATCCCTGATAGCTGTGATCACCATCCACGTATACCCAATCTACTTTTTGATCAAATGTATCAAAAAATTCAGTGCTGCTTTTTCGATGTATGGTCACAGGTAGATCATGAAATCTCTTGACCACAGATCGATAAATCTTGTCATAGTATTTTTGGAAATCTGCCGGATCTTCAGATCCTACCAGTTGACTATAACGTTTTAGATAATTTTGATAGGTACCATGTTCATCGCTGTGAGTGTAAGGCACCGGACTCCAACTGTCTACCAGATGCAGATGACTGGCTCGTGTCAAAAATCTAGCACTGCTGTCTCCTTGCCACACGCCAATCTCTACGCCTACGCTGTGGGGAGGAATGCGATTGAGTGTATGACGACTATCTGAATTTTTTCCGTACATCATGATTTAATTTTTCCAAGGCAGTGATTGAGCTGGCAACCATTGCGTATGGCTCTGGCTAGATGATGGCTCCACTTGTGCTCATTTGTGGCATAGATATGTATATTGGCAGGCTGAAGATATAACTGTGCAAAGTGCATGAATCCGCTGTCAACCCCAATATGTATGCCGGCTTGACTCATGGCATAACCTATGTGAGGCAATGATCTACGCAACAATGGTTCAGTTGCTTCGCCTCCAACTGGCACTATTTGATAGCCCTGAGACCGATAGTGATCTTGTATACGAATCACCTGTTGGCTGTCCATGCGCCGTTTCTTGGCAGTGCTGTCCCATTGGCTAGTCACAAACTTGTCAGGCAGGCAAAGGTCAGCGCCCACGGGTGGTGGTTTTAATGCAGGATATGTGGCAAAATATGGAGCTATGTCTATGCGCTCTTGGGTATCGTATCTGTGTCTTATATCCATGTAACAATAGGCTTCTGCATCATAACCTTGATCACGCAAATATTGCATCCATTGCGGTTCAGATAAGCCACTGACAGCATGCGCTTTGATAGTGACCGATCCTGCGGGCAGCAAACTGATCAGGCTTTGATACGTTTCGGGCTTGTCTCGATTGTATTTGTCTTGAGTTAGATGCAAGGTCACTGGCGTTTGATTATGCAGACCATATAGATAACCTATCAGTACTGTGTGTGTCATATCGCCAAGACCGGGAGTGGTGTAGGGCATGCCCTCTTTGCGAATGCTTAGGCTACGTATGGCCAAGTGTTTCATTTGACCGCCAGTTGATAAAGATGAGATCGCAGTCCAGTTTTGGAGTTAGTGGGCATTTGTTCCCGTATCGTGAGTCCCACTTGTGCAAACAACTGTTCTAATTCATCACTTTGGATTTCCAACGGATCCCATGCTCTTGAGCGCACATGGAAACTGTGCTCCAGGTATATTCGGCCTTGATGGTTGAGTTGATGTCGCCATGTGATCAAGGCCTTTTTGGGATCTATGCTGTGATCAAAACTGTTGGTATAAACTATATCAAATCTACCGATCCAATCTTCACGCTGTTCATGGAAATCCCACTGCACAGTCATGTCAAACTGCGTGGCAGTATGACTGATTTCTGTGCCCATAATATCAGCCGATGGATAATACTTCAGGAACAATTTTTGTTCAGCACCATTCCTGGTTCCATGACACATGATATGATCGGCTGAACCGTGGTACTGAGCCACATGCCGGATGGTGTAATCCGTGACATGTACCAAATTGATTTTTTCCACGTTGGCCTGTGTTTGAGCTTGCACATACTCCGCATAGTCTTGGTATTGGTATATTTTCATGACTGGGTATTTACGCTATCTTGACACCAATGTCTGCCATCAACTGTGCTATATTTTCCCCTCTGTCAGGCAGTAGATCTTTTAGAAAGAAATGCACAAAATGTGCCTGTGGTAACTGGTCGTCCCGGATGGCTTTATACAAAGCATTCCAGTGCCAGCTCATGTTTTGTACAGGCATGTGTGTGTGCTTGATCCACCAGTTCAACAACATCTGATCAGTGCTCCATTTAAAATAGCCCACACCGTCAATGAAGTCTTGAAACTCGGGCCTGGCCAAGAATTCAGCTGGGGTCTGGCCATTAAGAAAAGGTGCAAATAATTTGGTATTCAATAGTATCATGCCCATGTTGTAGAATTCAGCTCCATGATCGTTCCAGCGCCAATCCACGTCCGTGAGAGGTCCAAAAGCAGATTTTGAATATTTGGTTATCTTGCCTAAATGTTTTTTGGTACAAGGGAGATCTCTTTCCGCGACCACTCCCATGGCCCTATCGGGCTGCAACTGTTCAAAGATATCCGGTGCCTGTTCTCGCACAAAAATATCACTGTCCACAATGGCTATCTGATCATATTGGTCCACATAGGCAAAGGCATTTTCTTTTTCAAATATAGGCAGATATCCCAGTCTAGCAATGGCTTCTGTGCTGCGTCCGGAACGTTGTGGATTGGGACATATTCTCAACACAGGTTCGCGCTGTATGATATGCGTGATATCATGGCGATCACAATATCGTGCCACGCTGGCCACACAGGTGTCATACAACACACTGGGCTTGCCCACATAAACTTGATATATCATGCGCTTGGTCATTGTAGATCCCTGGTGAAACTGAATTTGTTTTGTCTCACACGCACCACGTCGTGGTGATCATGTTGCACATCCACTATGCCATCACACAGCATCCAGTCTGCTGGCATAGCTCCATGCTCATGCACCCAAGAGATTATTTTGGCTGCACCTTGCGGCGTGATCATGTAGGCTCTAGCACCCTCCCACCATTGACCAGGAGGTATTGGTTTGCTGGGTCGGAAACCTTCCAACTTGACCACATCTTGTATGTCTACATTCACTGGTCCTGCCACAAACTCTACATCATGCTCAAAGATGGCCAAAGTTTGATTGGTCTGCACACATTGATTCCAAAGTCGCCAATGGCTCAAGAAACAACCTTGGGTGCCTGGACGCTGCATGTATTTCACGCATTTTTTATGATTTGGATATATCCTGATACCATGCTGAGCTAGATCTGTGGTACGACCATCTGTGCCAGAGAACAAACTTAGATTCCAACCATGGGCACGACCGGTGGTCAGAGCATGTTGACTCCATTCACAGCTATCTGAGAATGCTTCCAGCCTGATTATAAAACCAGCTAAGGTCTCCATTTGTCTACCATGTCCTGAAATACCTTTTGATTTTTAAGATCGCCTTTGCCTGTGAAAAATTTCATGTCACGTTTGGCACCCCAACTACACCATGATATGTCGATGTTTTCAAACTCTATGCTGCTGAATATATGTTTGAGTTGGTGCTGGTCCATGAACCAATAAGCACCTTTGCTGAAACCTCGCAGCAGACCAGTACGAAATCTATGCCTAAATTCTTGTCCTGCTTCACCTGTGCCTAAACTGATGCAACTGGCTATCAAGGTATCTGGATCTTTGGGTTTGCGCATGCCGCGAGGAGTCTCAGTCAATGCTTCAAATTCTTCTTGATCAAAAGTGTTACACAATATGGTATCAGCATCTATTTGTAGCACGTATTGATCAGATTCAAACAAGTCGGCCATGCGCATGAACCTGGCACAACTAAAGTATATTTTTTCACGCATCTGATCATGATCATCAGTTTTGAGTATCTGAGTGTTGCGATACATGCGTGGCGCGCTGGTGTTGAGTGGAATGCCTTGTATGAATTCTTTGGTTAGTATCTCGTGACTATAGGTTACTCTGTCATGAGTGTATAGATTATCACACAGTTGATCATAGCACATGAGATGCACATGTACACTCAACCAATCAATCTGTTGAACTATGCTGTGTATGAGTGGAATGACCATGCGCTGATAATATTCGGTATCACAGCTCACGTAGATCACATGTTTGCCTTGAGGTTTATCTCCCAATAATTCTGGCAGTTCAAAAGTCTGTTCGCAATACTCAGTCAAAGCTCTTTCATCATGCCAGACTTCAGCTTGCGGCGAGTCCTTATATTCTCGAAAGCAAGGTGTGCCTAGTGTATAGTGCAGCAATTTGGCATGGGGATTTGGCCCTAGTTCGTCTGGCAACCAGTTCCATTCTATGGGCAATTCACCTATACGCTGATCTTGCAACCAGCTAAAACGATGTAGATAGCTGCCTTCCTGCTGTTGAACGAATGTTGGTTTCAATTTGCGATTGGGGAACGCACCGCAATTCCATAGAATCACGCTGCTCCAATTCTTGCGTGGATAGTCTGGGTTTTTGGCACCCATATATTTGAACCGTTGTCGGGTCACATAATCATGTTTGACCACCATGACATCCTTGTTGTATTCACGCAGATTCCAAAGTTTCACAATGTCGTCGCGTAGCACCATGTCACCATCTATGTATATGGCCCAACCATTGAATCCCATGAGATGTGGCACCAGGAATCGAGAATATATAAACTGATTTGATCCATCATGATGTGTTTCAACATAATCTTGCAAAAGATTCAAACACAATGGATGTATGGTCACTGGTTCAGAAGCATGTCGTATGATGCTGTTCACGCACACGTGAAACGCTATTGCTTCTTTGGGATCATATCCTATGAATATGGGTATCATCTGCGCTCGATATCATCTTCTACACAGCGTGAGCCATACTGTATCTCTACCACACGCAGGGCATGCTCAGTTTCATTGCTGAGCTGATGCCATTGAGACTTGCAGATATGTATGTGCTCAAATTGTTCGTAGGTACCCAACAAGTCTAGGTCTGTGCTGCGATCCAGGCTGTAAACAGTGGCCCGTCCTTCAGCTACAAACCAGTGCTCGGCTCTATCACCATGCCGTTGCATGCTGAGCCGTTGGCCCGGTTCTACCACCAGTTCTTTGACCTTGACCTGTTGGCCTTGTTCATGCAGCACACGATAGTATCCCCAGTTTCTCGGAGTCTTGGGTGCTTTCCATTCTGTGAGTATCCAGGAGCTGGAGTTCTTTTTGTGGTCGCCGCCTATGCCAAACTGGAACTCAAGATTGGGATCCTGCACAGTCATTTCGGGTATGTTTACATCAGTGCGGTCGCCACCATTGGCGAATATGATGCGATCTTGTGGATAACTCTGGCGCACCATCCAGATGGCGTGTCTGGCTGAGCCATCAGAGTCATCAAAGTCAATGACGAAATCCACACCCGACATGGCTCTCAAGATAGCAGCACGTTCCATCAAGGGCATGAATGCCCGACCCTTTTTGCGGGCCAGCCATTGATCTGAATTCACACCCACTACCAGGATGTCTCCCAGTTTCTTGGCAGCTTGAATGTAAGCAATGTGTCCGCTGTGTACGGGATCAAACCCGCCTGTGACCAGCACGATAGTTTTCATGCGCATATTTATATGCCCAGATTAAGCTGTAAGTAAATACCGCATGGATATTGTCAACTGTGCCTGTGTGATACATGGTCCCGCCTATGGTTGGCACTATGTGGAACGATTACATGGCATGCTCAAACGCAATCTTAGCTCGCAAGTACGCATGCATGTGTTCACTGAAGCCAACAGACCTGTGCCCGCGCACATGACAAAACATGTTTTGCAAGACTGGACAGTTCATGGTCCCAAAAAAGCCTGGTGGTACAAACTACAAATGTTTGATCCCAGCCATCATCGGGGTCCTTTGTTGTATTTTGACCTAGATACCGTGATAGTGAACAACATAGACTGGATCACGCATCAAGATCTCACATTATTCTGGACCATCAAAGATTTCCAACACCTGTATCGTCCTACCAGCACAGATCTCAACAGCAGTGTCATGTGGTTTGATACTGTGCGTTACGATTATGTTTGGCAGGAGGTGCTGCGGCGCGGCATAGACAAAGTGATAGGACAATACAGAGGCGATCAAGACTATCTGTCGGAAGTGATAAATCACGGTCATAGACGATATCTACCGCGCATCCGCAGCTGGCGCTGGCAGTGTTGGGACGGTGGTTATGATTTTAAAAAACGCAAATGGCGTGAACCCGGCGCAGGAACTGATATCACCGACACAGATGTGATGATATTCCACGGCAAACCCAAACCCGATGAAGTATCGGATCCTGTGATACAGCAATATTGGCAATGATAATACGGCTGTTTGGTAAACGCAACAATCTTGGCATAGGCACCCATTATGGGTGTTTTGCAGATGCCTTGCATCAAATCTGGTCAGGGACCATACAAGAAGTAGACATTGAAAATCAGTCCGACTTGCAGAAGGCTGCTGCACACAGCCAGCCAGATGACATCAACATCAGTTTTGTCAGCATGAATTTAGAAGATCATTTCCGTGGCCACAACATACAGTGGATCGTGTTTGAAAGCACTGTGATTCCTGAACTGTTGCTGAGTACATTGCGAGCAGCTCAATGGGTATGGGTACCCAGCACATGGGGACGCGATGTGCTGCTGGCCAACCACATAGATACAGGCAAGATTGATATAGTGCAAGAAGGTGTGGATCCCAACAGATTTCAACCCTGCGATCTGCGTGGCGCACGACCATTTAGATTTTTGACTGTGGGCAAAACCGAACCTCGCAAAAGTCTGGTTGAGATCATGCAAGCATTCGCGCACACATATGGTCACGATTCCACAGCAGAGCTAGTGATCAAAACAGATCATTTCTGGAAAGCCGAAAGCAAACGTCAAACTATACAGCAAGTGGCCAACAGTCTCAGTGGGGGTATACGTGTGGAATGGGGCAACTGGAGCCAACAGCGAATGTGTGATTTGTATCATGATTGTGATGTGTTTGTGTTTGCCAGTAAGGGCGAGGGCTGGGGACTGCCATTGATTGAAGCTTTGGCTTCGGGTATGCCTGTTTTGTCTAGCCATCACAGCGCTCAAGCTGACTATCTTGCTCACTGCGGCAGCAGCGTGATAGCCATAGACTATGACATGGTACCAGTTGACTGCGAGGACTATAGGTTGTTTTACAACATGCATGGTCAAGACATGGGCGAGTGGGCTCAACCCAGAGTCAGCAGCATAGCACAAGGCATGCGTGAGGCCAGACAGAACTATCATTCTCTCAAATCTCAAGCTCTGGCAAACAGCAGGATCATACGTGCTGGTTGGAACTGGCGCGCCAGTGCGGCTCGTGCTCTAGCTGTGTTGCGTGAGCGGGGTCTATTGTCCGGTTGACCAATAATGGGCATGGTGCTAGTATTGCATCATTTACACGATATAGGATAGATCATGCGCGGAGCCTTACTGTTGCTTTTGATCAGTACCACAGCCGGTGCCCAGACCAGTTTGGGCAACTTTAACTGGCGAAATCCTGAAAGCCGATTCACAGTACCCCCGAGGCTGACCGATCAGACCCAGCGCATACGGTGGATAGCTGTGGATGATGTCAATGCCACATGCAATATGGAAAATATCCGCAGAACAGGCAAGCCCATCGGCTACAATGTACAAGGGTGCCAGTTTATGGAAAATCACGAGTGCATCATCATCACCCCAAAAATCACCACTATCCACAATCTTGGGCATGAAGCCTTGCACTGTTTTGTGGGAAACTACCACTGATTCCCCAGCAAAATCAATGACTTAGCGCCTGGTTGACCAGAAATACTCATTTTGCTACAATATGGACATACAGTAAACAAACAGGAGCCAAATATGACATTCGACCAAGCTATGCAAGTGGTGCAGCAGTATCAAAAAGATTGGGCTCTGCCCGGGCTGTTGGAAACCCTCCAGCAAATGGGGGACCACGATGGTAACGAATTGTCCTACTCGGACTATCGTGCATATCGTGTGGTGATGACTCAAATGTCCAAACTGTTTGCCCCTGCAAAATAAGCGGTTGACCAGAAAAGGCCATTTCTATATAATGTTGACATACAGTAAACGAACAGGAGGCAGCAATGGGCTGGATTCGGGACGGTGAACGTGTGGCAGGCAAATACATGGACCAACTTATTGAGGGCGTGGTGCTTGAGAGCCGCGTCAAGTATGGTGGCAAGGTCCAGCTCACGGTGCTGCTGGACAAGCCCATCCAGCTGCGCTGGCGCCCTGTGGACCAGCCCCGTAACATCGTGTTAGTGGACACTGACCAAGTGGTCACAGTGGCAGGTTGACACCTAAATCAATATCCTATACAATAGCGTTACAGTAAAAGAACGGGGCAACAAGACCCAATCCAAACAATACTAGGAGCCAGCAAATGAGCCAAGTGTTAATCAAGAACGGTGTTTATCGCAACAAAGCGGTGAACGATGTGGTGTTCAATCTCGTCAA